GAAAATAACCATGGCAACCGACTTGACTATCCAAGTTAATGGGGTCAAAGAAGCGGTTAAATATTTGAACCAAGTAGAGCCTGGTTATCGAAAAGCGTATGTGGCAAATATGAAAGAAATCGCTAAGCCGATGACCGACGCCATGAAATCAAACTATGACGACAACCGTTTCCCTAGTGGCACGCAACGCAACTGGTCGCCAGGTGGCCGCCAAGTATTCCCGCTGTCTGCTTCTAAGGCTGTCCGTGGTGTTGCTGTCCGTGTCAACAATAAGAAAAAAGGCGCCGCCTTTTCGGTTATGCAAAAGAACCCAGCGGCCGCAATCTTTGACATTGCGGGCCGTGCCAATGTAAACCCATTAGCGACAGCGTTTAGCGCCAAGTTTGGCCGTTCTGCCAGCCGTGTTATATGGCCAGTATTTGAGGCAAAAATAGCCGACCTGACAACCGAAGTTCAAAAAGTTGTCGAAGGCGTTATGGCTGAAGCAAATAAGAATTTGAAGGTGTTCTGATGGCTATTTCAATTCCAGTAATTTCAGATTTCAATAGTAAGGGCATTGACAGCGCCATTAGGGAATTTAAAAAGTTAGAAACAGCAGGCGAAAAAGCCCAGTTTGCTATCAAGAAAGCGGCCATACCTGCCGCCGCCGCTATCGCTGGTTTGGGCATTGTTGCTGTTGACGCCGTTAAAGCGTTCATGGAAGATGACAAGGCCGCCCAACTACTTGCTACCAGCCTAAGAAACACTACGGGCGCTACTGACGCCCAAATAGCCAGCGTTGAAAAATTCATTACAAAAACCAGCATTGCCGCCGCCGTTGCTGATGATGAACTACGGCCAGCCTTTGACAAACTGGTTAGAGGTACTGGCGATGTCACTAAAGCCCAAGACCTAATGAACCTGGCACTAGACATTTCAGCCGGTACAGGTAAAGACTTAGGCGCTGTATCTGACGCCCTGTCAAAAGCATTTAACGGGCAACTGGGGCCACTAAAAAAGTTAGACCCAGCCTTGGCAAGCCTGATTAAAAACGGCGCTAGCACCGACAAGGTTTTTGCCGCATTGGGCAAAACTTTTAAAGGTGCCGCCTCAACTTCAGCCAATACCGCTTCAGGCAAAATGAAATCGTTTTCTATTCAAATGGGCGAATTTAAAGAATCTGTTGGCGCCGCCGTTTTCCCAATAGTTGAAAAATTGTTGCCAGCGTTTCAGGCTATGGGTACATGGATTAGTAACAATGTCGGTTTAGTTGTAACCCTTGGCGCTGTCATTGGTGGCATTGCCGCCGCCGTTATTTTGACCAATGCGGCTATGGCGGCATGGGCCGCTGTTAGCGCTGTAACCGCCGCTATTAACGCTGTCACGGCCGCCTCATTTACCGCCCTTTGGGTGGCTACTGGTGCCATTGTCATTATTGCTGTCATTGCGGCTTTAGTTGCTTTACAAGTCAAATTTGACATTTTTGGTAAGGCTATTGACGGTATCAAAGTTGGGTTTAACGCTTTATGGGGCGCTATTAAATATGTGTTTGATTGGGCAAAAAACAACTGGCCGTTATTGCTAGCAATTATCACTGGTCCGTTTGGTATAGCAATTGCTTTTGTAATCAAATTTAAAAACCAAATTCTTGTAATCTTTAGCACCATCTACAACGGCATTAAAGACACGATGAAATTCGTAGCCGATGCCATTTCAGCACCGTTTAAAGCGGCGTTTAGGGCTGTAGCGACTCTTTGGAATAACACCATAGGCAAACTGTCTTTTAAAGTACCTGGCTGGGTGCCTGGTATTGGCGGTAAGGGATTCGATGTACCCGACATTCCTATGCTTGCTGAAGGTGGCATTGTCACCAGTCCTACATTGGCAATGATTGGTGAAGGAAACGGCCCCGAAGCAGTTATCCCGTTATCAAAGTTAGGCAGTATGGGCTTTGGTGGTAATGGTGGCGGTCAAAACATCACTGTCAATGTCATGTCAGCAGACCCCAACGAGGTTGTTAGGGCGTTACAGGCATACAACCGCAACGTAGGCCGCTTACCCGTAAGAGTCCAATAATGGCTTACGGTTGGGTGTTCAAATATGGCGTTAGTTCAACAATATTTACTGGTGACGTGCTGTCATTTAGCGGTTCTGATGGGCGACAAAACTACAACGATAACTATGCCGGTGGGTCGTTCAATATCACCATCAAAAACAACACCAACCAAATAGCCAACTTTCCTCGTGGCACCAATGTTGTTATTTTTTTGACTACAGGAAACCCCGCATTTGAAGGCACCGTTTCAAACATTGTTTTTAACGATTACCCAGGCGACAAAGGTTTATCAACCGCAACAATTACTTGTATTGACGAAATAACTCGCGCAGGCAAATGGCAACTTAAAGAGTTTGTTGGTTACGCCGCTGGCAAAACAATTACGCAGGCTAAGCAAACCAATTTTTCGTTTACAGGGTTAAACACGCCCGAAGTTTTAGAAGTTGGATCTACAGGCAATTCGGACGCTTCAGGTGTTGCCAGTTATAGCGGCACAATCCTGAACAGGCTTAATTTGTTATGCCAAACAGAAAAAGGTCAATTGTCGGCTAGATCTGGCGGTATCTATTTTGCTAATCGTGGCTCCATATCAACTAGCCCAGCGCCCGTGTCGTTAACTCGAAGCACGGTCAGTACCACAACTATTGCTTACGAGGACTTCAAACGCACAGCTGTTGGCGACAACTTTTATAACCAGGTGACTGTTACCCCCGAAACTGTCACGGAACAGCAAGCCAACAATACGACTAGCCAAACGTCTTTTGGTGTGGCCGGTTATTCGTTAACCACAGTTGACGCTTCAACTACGCAAGCCGCAGGGTTGGCTAGTTGGTTGGCAAATATGCAGGGCGACCCGACCACGTTGCGGTATGAAGTTACTTTTACTGACGCAGGTAACAACAGCACCGCTTTTACAGATCTATTGTTGGGTTTGCGTGTCTTTTTTGATGTCATGTTGTCTTTGCAATGGCAGGCCCAAGGGCAGTCGTTGCAGACAATCAACACGGTTTATGAGGGTATGAGTTATTCGGGTACACCGTCTGAGACTCGTATTACTTTGTATTTAAGTCCTAACGAGTATTACCAGTATTTCATTCTTGATGATGCTGTAAATGGTATTTTAGATACCAGTCGACTTGGCTGGTAAAGGAGAAACATTATGGCTACACAGTGGACAGCAGGGACGACTAGCGGGCAGGTGTTGACTGCGGCGACGCTTAACACCATCGGGGCTGCATGGGTGGATTACACGCCGACCCTGACACAATCAGCGACAGTCACTAAAACAATCAACTACGCCAGATACTGCCAATTTCAAAAAACAATAATTGTGCAAGTTCATCTAACTGCTACAGGTGCTGGCACTGCCGCCAATGAAGTTCTTTTAGGTCTGCCAATTACGTCTACAACTGCAACCGCCAGAACTATAGGCACAGGGTTTGTCTTTGATGCTTCGACTACAACTTTGTATAACTGTTCAGCAATTCTCCAATCTACAACTACAGCAAAGTTTTATTATCAAGCCGGTTTCGGTTGGGGATTCTCACCAAATATCGCTTTAGCAAACAATGACCAAATAACATTTACTTTGATTTATGAGGCCGCATAATGAAAACAGTTACTTGCACAAACGAAACCTGCCCAGAAAACGGTGTCAACGAGTTTATGTGTGGCGACCCCAACTATGTTGAATGTGGTGTATGCCATGAACCGTGTGCATTATCGGAACTGTACGACGACCTTGATTCATGTAATCCGCCAATGGGCCAGCCATGAAAACGCTGATTGCTGTTGCCGCCCTCGCCATTGCTTTAATGCTGGTCATTACCAGTTGTAGCGACAGAACCCGTGACAACTGTGTCAGCAACCCAACTTCGACAAGGTGCCAAACATGAAACGATTAACCAACAGCGAAATTAAAGCCCGACTTATACTCATCGTAGGCATTGCTTTAGCCGTAGCGTTTCTAGGTTCAACTGCGGCTTTGCTGTACGGCCTGCTGTTTGTGGTACAACCTTTGGAAGTCTCACCTAATGACGAATCGGCTTGGTCACTACTTAGCCCCATGATGTTGTTTCTTACTGGCGCCCTATCAGGAATCCTTGCTAGCAACGGCCTAAAAGACAAAGATCAGAACAATGACTAGTCGACCGTATACCGGCAACAAAGACGCTGTACACGCCGCTAAGCGTGAAGGTACCAAAGTGTTTGTTGACTATTGCTGTTACCTTTTCGGTGTTACCAACATAGGCATTTTTAATGACCGAAACATGGTTGGGACAACCCCACCAAAGAAGTCAGTACACGCCACCTGGCGGGCCGTAGACCTAAAAGGCACCCCTGAACAAAGGTTTAAACTGATTGACTTCCTATATACCCACCGTGACATTTTAGGTATAGAAGAAATTCACGACTATGCCGGTACCTACAAAAACAACCCTAAAGGCTGGGGCGCTGGCTACCGCTGTGACCGTGACGCCTGGCGGGTTTACGACAAAAATACGATTGGTTCAAAAGGCGCCCAATGGGTTCATGTCGAAGTCGCCCCATTACTGGCCGACCACCCCGATGTCGTTCACCACGCATTTAAAACTATTATGGGTGCTTGACATAGACCTACCGAATCGGTAGACATACCCCGACCTGACCCCGACTGAAGGACAAACCATAATGAATGTAAAACGCTTTTTAGGGCTAGCCCTATTTACCTACATGATGTGTGCCGCTTTTGCAGTAGTGAACCAAAAAGACACGCCACCCCAAACCTACGCTGTACTACCAGCAACAATTACCCTGGGCGATTTATCACCCCAACAGTTACAAGACAGGGCCGTAGAACTAACTACGACAACCAGCACCAGTACTACCACTTCGACACAGCCCACCACACAGGTGGCTTATGTTGACCCAGCAACGAAATGCCAGGAATGGTTGCCGGTGGCTGTATCGGTTGGCTGGCCGAATAACACCGAAACATTAGAGAAACTAGGGCGCCTAATTTGGAAAGAAACCAGGTGTTTAAACATTGGTTACCAACATCCCAGTTTTAACGGTTCCGACCACGGATTGGTGCAGGCAAATATTGTGCATAAAGCCTGGGCAGAAGAACTGTTCAACATGCCGTTTGAAGAATCCATGTCAGACCCAACACTCAACCTGCGTTTTGGTTTTCTGCTTTACGACACAATCGCCGAAACAGGTGCCTGCGGTTGGCGCCCATGGAGAATGTGCTAACAAATGTTGAATGTTGACCGCCCCGACTGGCAACAACTAGCAAACTGTAAAGGCATTGACACCAGCCTGTTCTTCCCTGGTAGCCCAATGGAATCAGCGGCCGCTAGAGCCGCCATAAAACCAATTTGTGACGCCTGCCCCGTATTCGACAACTGTTTCGCTTATGCCGTGTCATTCCCCGAAAAGGCTTTACAGGGTATTTGGGCTAACACCACCGAAGGCGATAGGCG